AAAACTTTGTTGTGTTAGGAAACACATTGCTAGCATCTAATGTTGCTATGTATTCTAAAGATGGTCTTTTACTTAAACCTTCAACAATATTATTTTGAAAATTTATTTGTTCTTCAGCTTGGTTAACACTTCGTTGTGTTGGTGTTTGCTGAGATATACCATTTAGAAAATTAGGTATGCTCTGTGAAACCACACCACCCATTAGTATGTCCTTCTAGTTGGTCTATTAATTATTGAATAAGTATTTGCATCACCTTCTAACATATTAACATCAGCTTCTTGACTGTCTGCTTGATGAAAAGACATTAATGCTTCATTCTCATCAGCAGCAATTAAATCAATAATAGCTTTATCGCCAATGTATCTAGCAGCAAATCTTCTAGCTGCTTTTAAGGTAATATATTGTCTTGCATATTCAGGTAATTGTTCAAACTGTTGTACTAAAACTAAATCAACTTCAGCTGGAGCCGAAGTAAAAACATCTGTGTGGTTAGTTAAATCATATAAATAACCATTTCTAATTGTGTAATCTAAATATCTATAATTTGAACTTGCATCAGCTTTGACACAATTAGATGGTAGAGGAACTTTATTATCACCATCTAAAGATAATGAAGTATATTTATGGTGGGTATTAAAATGCCATCCCTGTGATTGAATAGACATTGAAGTTTCATCTAAAATATTTTTAGCGACAGATACGTCAACTGTAGTAGTTCCTGTTATTGAGTTAACTGGAGCTTCACCAATAGTTGATAACATAATATTTATCGCCTGTAATTCAGTCGTTGGTGTAATTCTTGTAGTCATAATCTCCTAATAATATTTTAGATAATGACAAGGGGACAGTCTCCCATCCCCTCATCAATTTGGTTAAAAAAGCTTACGCAGCTTCTCTAATTCCTACAGCAGCCTCAGGTCTTAGGACACCGTGTCCCATAGCGTATTTAGCTACCATTAATGTTCCTTGTCTTCTGATGTCATATTCTGACTCAACTGCCAAGTCCATTAATTTAACAGTTCCCGCCGCACTTGGGTGAGACACTAAACAAACATAGTTTGATAGGTCAACTTGTTGTGGGTTAGAACCACCAGCTGTAGCAGAACCACCGTTTACATCAGTAGATGCAGAGTAATCAGCAGATACGAAGTGAGCTGTTGGTACTAATTCAATACCAGCAATTTTCACTACTTTACCTTCTGCGATTGAACCCTGACCACTAAAGTCAACGTTAACTGCGTTAGTTGCATTAGCTAGTTTGTAGTATTCTTCTAGTCTAATGAACGCTTTTCTACCTTCTTTTGGAACGTAGTTAGCGTCTAATGCTTTAGCTGCATTGAACAATTCTTCAATCATAGCGTCAGCAGCAGTTGAAGCTGTTGCAGAAGCAATTGAAGTGTTTGTTAATACAGTACCTGCACCATAGCCACTGTCAGCTACGTTTGCAGATGCTTGTGCTGCTTGACCAATAGTTTGTAATACGTGCTTATCTTTTTGGAAAGCTAATGCTCTACCGATTTCAGATGAGTATGCACTTCTTACATCCCAGTGGTTTTTAGCTTCTTCGATATTCGATAAGAATACTGAAGATAATAGAAGGTCATTAATTGTAATGACTTTCTCATTGTGGTTTACGTCAGAGCCAGTAATTTCTGAACCAGCAGTGTGATATGACGCATCAACTCTACCCATTACTGGGAAAGTTGCTGATTTGCCTGATGAGATACTTCTCACCATTTCAGCACCTTGAGTAACTGAAGCTCTTTCAAATGAAGTAAGTACTTCACCTGCAAAAACTTTCAGAAACAAAGCGTCTTCACTACCACCAGCGTTGATTTTACCAACACTAACAGGGGTTGCGTTTGCCATAATTATTCTCCTTTTATGGTTTGACGTTTGGTTTTAAAAGCCTCTACATATCTCCAGTTTCACAAACAAGATTGTCGCCCGCAAGCGGTCAAGTCGTTAGACTTTGTTTATGTTTTGGCAGTTGCCTTCTAAACAGAAAGCACAACTATAAGCTAGCTAATTTGTCAGCTAGTTTAATGGCGAGAGAGAATTTACCTCTCTCCCGACATTTCATTATTAGACACTTAAGTCTAAATATCTTTTCACCTAATGGTGACATTATTTTTTCTTGGCTGTCTTAGCAGCTCTCTTAAATTGCTTTGCAGTTGGAGCACCTTTGCTTCCAACCTTACGCATTTTCTCACCACTACCAGCTGCTATTCTTTTTCTTTTAGCATGGATGTTAGCATATAAACCTTTAGCCATTATGCTTTCATACCTCTCTTTTTAGCAGTTGCATAAAAAACTTTGGTTCCTTTTTTCTTACCATAAGTTTTAGTCATAGCGCTTTTCATCTTTTTTGCTTTTTTAGTCATTGGCATAGTTATCTCCTATAAATTAGAGTTTTCTAATTTTGCTTTTACTTCTGCTTGATAAGCTGTGTCTTTAGCATATCTAGGGTCTGCCATAGCTTGAGTAACTTGTGCCCAAGATTTAAAACCTTGTTCAGCAGTTGGTGTAGCTTTACCTTCAACTAATTTTGGTTCAACACCATTAGCTCTTTCATATTGAGCTTTAAGTGCATTGACAGCAAGTTTAACAGTTTCTTTATCTGGACTGTTAACAGCTTTATTATAAGCTTGTCTTTCACCATCAGTCATATTACTAGCAGCCCAACTGACCATGTCGTTATATGCTTCAGAACCACCAACAGTATCTTTTATTTCTGCTGCTGTTTGTTCAGCCAACGCCTGCTGGCCAGCAATATAATTATCAACATATTGTTTAGTAATACCAACTTTTTCTAAAGCTTCATAAGATTTAGTATCTAACTCACCTTTTTCTGAATACTCTTTTTGTAGAGTTTCCATATTAAGACCAGCATCTTTAACAGCATTTTCAGCAACTTCCAAAGTTGATTTATTATCAGGGTTTGGATTTGCTGGTGATGGTCTTTGTTGAGATTGCTCACCAAGTTTTTTCTCTAACTCAGAATATGATTTAGCCAGCTCTTCAACTGAATTGAATTTTTCTGGCAAACCTTCTGGTTTACTTTGTGTGGACTGTGTCTCGTTTGCTTGTTCTGTCTGTTGTGTTTCTTCTACAACAGGTTTTTCAGCAGTAGTTTCTTCTGCCACTACTTCTACTTTATCTACCATGTTACTTTTCCTCTTGTTGTTTCATTATGCCACTAGCAATAGGTGCAACAGCTTTTTCAGCCATTCCCATTATTTGCTGGTTTTGCATTTGACTCATCATTGCTTCTTCTTCAGCCATTAATTCTTCTTCAGTCTTCATCAGACCTTCAGTATCAATGCCTAATCCAGTTGCAATTCTTTTTATTAAATCCTGTGTGTTCAATGATTGAACTATTTGAGGATTTACTTGTGCTAGGTTTGCTACCTCAGCAACAAATTCTCTTAATTTTTGTAAATCATTTCCTCTACCTAATGCTTCAATACCTGTAATAATAGTAGGTCTTACAGAGTTTTTAGGTAAAGAAGGTATCTCATTTGCTTGAGACATTCTTTTCATTAATATCGTAACTAAAGGTAATTGAAATTCTTGAGACAATAAAGAATAAATACCACCCATAGCAGTTTCTAATTGTTCTGCCATGTATCTAATTTCTTGTGCTGTAACTCTTTCTGCATCTCTTTGTATTGCTGTGTGTAATAAAAATGCATAAGACATTCTTTCTTCTAACTTTGCAATACTTCTTTCAACTACTTGTAAATCATATTGTTTTTCAGTTTGTAATACAGAAACATCATCTTTAGAACCAGTGATAATGTCACCATTTCTAGTTAAAGATAAATCTTTTTTTCTAGTAACTGAATTAGGTTTAACCATAAATACTACTTTAGAAGATGCAGCAGCACTTTCTACAAGTGATTGAGATAATCCTTCTAATGATTTTAAATCTCCTAAAAACTCTTCTACGTAACCTCTACCATAATCTTCATTGTCAACTCTTACCATTCTTAATGCTTGGTAAGGCATGTTGTCTAAAGAGTAATTACCAATAGACTCTGGAATTTTTATACCTTTAACTTCTTGGCATACGTAATATTTATCTTTATCTAATTTATAGATATGTGTGTATATATCTACGTCTTCATCTGATTTGTAATCAGCGTCAGCAATAACTTGATTTCTAATATCTTCATTTAAATCTAATGGTGTAATACTTTCTTTAATAACTATTTCTAAAACATTACCACTAGCATCTCTTCTTACAACATAGTTTGTTAAAGGGTAAACTCTCATTGAACCTTTTTTAGGTAAGTATGTTAATACATTACCAGATACAATTAAATGTTTTAATGCTTCAAATACTGATACTCTTAAAGCAAGTTGTTCTATCTTAGCTGATACTTCTCTTTCAATAGTAGCTAATGATTTTTCAATTTCTGATTTTAAATCTTTTTGTGTTTCTAATTCTTTCTTAGCATTTCCTGCTATTGATAATCTAAAAAATGGGGAATTGGGTGGTAATAATAAAAGCAATAATTTTGATGCTAAGTTGTTTACACCTCTTGCTCCGACTGATTGAAAGGGATTGTATAATTCAGTGGATGAATGAAAACCGTCTGGCGGTAATAATGATGGGATTGTTAATTCGCTACACTCTTGTGCTCTATCTAAAAAATGTTCTCTATCTTGTTTTAATTTTTCATAACGTTCTTTAGCGGTGTTTTGTAACATACTAATATCGTTATAAGCCATTGTTTATTAAGATATATTTAAACCAGATGTAGTAGGAATATTCAATCCAGAACTTGTTTGTAAAGCAGAAGTACCTGTTTTTCTTGCTTTTTTCTTTTTTAATTCTGGTGAAGTTTCTTCAACTGCTGTCTTAACTTCAGGAGCTTGAGTTTCACCTATTGGTGATGGCTCAACT